TGTAACCATTCCCTCCTATTTAAGAGTTATAAGATATATTCAATTAACCAATGATGATGGGGATCAAGTTTATTTAGAACAAAGAGATCCTAGTTTTATGGCAGAATATTATTCGACTCCAAGTTCTTCTTCAACGAGTATTCCTAAATATTATGCAAATTGGGACGAAAACTATTGGGTGGTAGCTCCGACCCCAGATACCGCTTACGCAATTACTATGGCTTTTAATAAAGAACCGACAAGTTTAACAGATGCATCAGTGAGCGCGACTGGAACCTATGTATCCAATAAATATCAAGATTTACTTTTATATGCATGTCTGGTAAATGCATATGGATACTTGAAAGGGCCAATGGATATGATACAACTCTATCAAGGACAGTACAAAGAAGCTTTAGAAACGTATGCGACTGAACAAATGGGTCGTAGACGCAGAAACGAATATCAGGATGGAGTTATTCGTCTTCCTATTAAATCGGAATCACCATCAACTTTTTAAGGAGATAAAAATATGGCAAATATAATACCCTATGCATTCCGTGGAGAATTATTCTCAGGGACGCATGATTTTTCATCAGGAGGAGACAGTTTTAAATTAGCACTTTATACAGCTCAGCCTTATACTACAGCGAGCACTGTTTATAGTGCAACGAGTGAAGTGAGTTCATCTTCGCCCTATATAGGATACACTACAACTGGAAAAACATTAGGTAGTAATGCAGTTGTTTCTACAACAGCCGTTGCATCTTGTGATTTTGCTGATGCGGTTTGGACAACAGCTACTTTTACAGCAGCGTATGGAGCAATCTATAATGATGATAAATCAGATAAATTATGTGTGGCGTTAGATTTTTCAGGAAATAAAACTGCTACGGCAGGTACGTTTACCGTAACTTTCCCTGATCCATCAACACCGGCAGACGCTATCATAAGTATGGCTTAAGGAGAAAAAAATGGCTTTAGTTATAAATGACAGAGTAAAAGAATCGAGTACAACTACTGGAGTAGGAACTTTTGATTTAGATGGAGTTGTAAGCGGCTTTGAAGGTTTTGTTGCAGGAATTGGAACTGGTAACACAACCTACTATACAATTTTTAATCAAGGAACTACGGAGTGGGAAGTTGGAGTTGGTACTGTAACCGATGCAACACCGGATACCCTTGCACGAACTACAGTTATCTCAAGTTCGAATTCAGATGCAGCAGTAAATTTTACATCTGGTACAAAAGATGTCTTCTGTACTTTACCCGCAAGTAAAGCTATTTATTTAGATACGTCTACACCAGCAGTACCCGTAGGAGCAGCGTCGGCAGGGTTCGCCCTAGCCATGGCGGTTGCATTGTAGGAAAAAAATATGGCACAAGATTTTAGAAACGATATACAAAGAAACGTAGGAACAGTAGCCCAATTATTATTGGATGCAGGAAACTATGACGCCGTGATAGGGATTAGATGTTGTAATGTACATGCATCTTCAACTATTGCTTTGGATGTTTATATTGTGAATGGCGGAAATAATTATTACATCGCTAAAGATGTAAGTGTTCCACCTAATTCTGCAATTGAACTCATCCAAGGCGGAGCTAAAATTGTTCTTAAAAGTGGAGACGATCTGTATGCAATAAGTGATGTTACAGCTTCCGTGGATATTGTTACTTCGTATATTGATACAATTAGTTCTTAAGGAGAATTATGACGGCAGTAATAAATGGAATCCAATATGTTGGAGGCTCATATGCTCCCAATGATTTTATAAACAATCAAGCAGCTAGCTTGAATGTCACTCAAACAATTGAGAGCGGTGTCTTAGCCGGTCCCATTTCTATTCCGGCAACAATCACAGTAACAGGAACCTTGGTGGTCGTTTAATGAGCAAAATAGAAGTAAATACAATTGACACACAATGTGGATCAGCTTTACAAATTGGAGATGGTAATACAGCTACAATTGGTTTAGGTAAAAGTGGCGACACTATTACTGTTCCATGTGGGGCAACGATTGTAAATAGTGGGACAGCAACAGGATTCGGAAGAACAGGGACCGTTGATTGGGTCACAACCCCAAAGGTTACAGGAGATTCCCCAATTACAGCAGTTACAGGAGAAGGATATTTTTTAAATACAACAGCAGGAGAAATTACAATTAATTTACCAGCAGGTGCAGCTGGATCAATAGTTTCAGTCGCAGATTATGCAGCGACTTGGCAAACAAATAAAGTCACTGTTGCTGCTAATGGTTCAGAAAAAATTGGTGGAGTTGCACAAGATGCGACTTTAGATACAGAAGGACAATCAGTTACTTTTGTTTATGTTGATTCAACACAAGGTTGGGTTAATACAATGGATTCAACTTCTAATGTTAGAGGTATTCCACCTTTTGTGGCAGCTACAGGTGGTAATCAACCAACTGCAACAGGTTGTATTGTATGCACAGATTATAAAGTCCATACTTTTACAGGACCAGGAACTTTTACTGTTACTAATGCAGGTTCCCCACCAGGTTCAACGACCGTAGATTATATGGTCGTAGCTGGAGGAGGTTCAGGTGGTTCAGCGGCAGCAAATGCAGGTGGAGCAGGTGGAGCAGGTGGATTTAGAGCATCTCCAGGAACCGCTTCGGGATGTTATACAGCTTCCCCTAGAGGAGCAGCTCCTGCAACGGCAATAGCAGTTTCAGTTCAAGGTTATCCAATTGTAGTAGGAGGCGGAGCTCCCCAGCCAACCACTCCAGAGGGTGGTTCGCAAGGATCCAATTCAAGTGGTTTGTGTATTACTTCTACTGGTGGTGGAGCAGGCGGTCTTACATATTTTATAGGTGGAGATGGCGGTTCAGGCGGTGGTGGTGGCGGTGGCGCTGCGGCTGGAAAGGCTGGAGGTGCAGGAAATACACCCCCAACAAATCCAGTGCAAGGTATGAATGGAGGAATTGGTGGAAGTCCAGGTGGATCTGATAGACAAGGAGGTGGCGGTGGAGGAGCTATAGCTGTTGGAACAAATGCTGCGCCAACTCAAGCAGGCCCAGGTGGTATTGGTGCAGGAACAGCAATTAATCCAAGTCCAAGTTATGGAACACCAGGTCCAAGTGCACCTTTAAGATATTTCGCTGGAGGTGGTGGAGGCGGAGGTAGTGCTGACACTCCCAATTGTAAAGGTGCTGGAGGTGCTGGTGGTGGAGGTAATGGCGGATGTACGCCTACTGGACCCAATGCTGGCGTCGCAGGAACAATAAATACTGGCGGTGGTGGTGGAGGTGGAGCCAATTGTAATCCTGGTGGTGCAGGAGGATCAGGTGCAGTAATAATAAGGTACAAATTTCAATAGGATGATGATAATATAAAATTATGGCTTCAACAATTAGAGTAGACAACGTACAAAATACACCCGGCACTAATATAATTAATAAGTGTTCAGTAACTACAACAGTAGGTGCAGGAGCAGGCGAAACAATTAATGTTTGTGCTGCAACTGTAAATCTAGGAAGATCTGGTGGTACAGTTAATTTAACATGCGGTGCATCACAAACAGGTTTTGGAAGAAGTGGAGCAGTTAATTGGGATACAAGTATTCATACCTCTACGGTGACAGCAGAGAGTGGTAAAGGTTATTTTGTTAATACTACAGGTGGAGCTGTAACAGTTAATTTACCCGCTGCAAGTGTTGGAGATATTGTAGCTATTAAAGATTATGCAGGTACGTTTGATACTTATGCTTGCACTATAGCTCCCAACGGGTCAGACAACATTGGAGGCGATAATGCTACAGATCCAACTTTAACAGCTCAAGGGGGGTCGGTAACTTTAGTTTATGCAGACGCCACTCAAGGCTGGTTATCAACTCAAGAAAATGTAACAGAAAGTCCTAGTGGGACAGATAATTTTATTGTAGCAACAGGTGGTAATCAACCAACCGCAGGTGGTTGCATCGTTTGTACTAATTATAAAGTTCATACCTTTACTGGACCAGGGACTTTTTGTGTTTCCCAGGTTGCTACTACAGCTGGTAATAATGCAGTAGCTTATATGGTGGTAGCAGGAGGAGGTGGAGGTGCTGGTTCTCCTAATACTAATTCAGGAAGTGCTGGTGGAGCAGGAGGTTTTAGAGAAGGAACAACTTCTCCTATTGTACCCTATACTGCCAGTCCAATAGTAGCGGCAACAGGTATTACAGTTTCAGTTCAAGGTTATCCCATTTCAGTAGGTGGAGGAGGTGCAGGCTCAGCAACGTCCATAGGTACTCAAGGAGGACCTTCCGAATTTGATTCAATAATTTCTGCTGGTGGAGGAAGAGGCGCAACAGGAGCTTCTCCAGGTTGTGTACCTAACAGAACAGGTGGTGATGGTGGTTCAGGCGGAGGTGGCGCAGGTGGTAGAACATGTAATTTAGCTGGCGCAGGCGATGTTCCTGATGTAGAACCAGATCAAGGTTTTCCAGGAGGAAGTTCAAGAACAACTCCAGGACCCGATAGTGGATCTGGCGGTGGTGGTGGAGCTACTGCGATTGGCGGACAAGCTGCACCAGGAGGAACTCCATGTTCCAATGGAGGAACAGGAGGAGCAGGTGCAGGAACAGCAATTAATCCAAGCCCAAGTTATGGAACCCCAGGACCAAGCGCACCTTTAAGATATTTTGCTGGTGGTGGAGGCGGTGTTGGTTTACCAGGAGCAGCAGGCCCTGGAGGTGTTGGTGGAGGTGGAGCAGGAAAAGGTTGTTCTCCAGCCTCGTGTTCAGAAGCAGGAGGATGTAATACTGGCGGAGGCGGTGGAGGTGGTTGGAGTTCAAGCACTGCCAGAGCAGGGGGCTCAGGTATCGTCATAATAAGATATAAATTTCAATAATGAGCGAAGTAAAAGTAAATAAAATTAGTCCAAGAACAGCATGTGGAACTGTTACATTAGGAGATAGTGGAGATACATTCACGATTCCTTCTGGTGCAACAATTACCAACGCTGGGACAGCAACAGGATTTGGTGCAACAGGTGCTGTTAATTGGAATACAACAGTTAAAACAGTCTCCTTTACAGCAACTACAGGAGAAGGATATTTTGTTAATACAACAAGTGGAGAAATTACCGTTACCCTTCCAGCAGGTCCAAGTGCAGGAGATGTAGTTGGAGTTAAAGATTATGCAAAAACTTTTGATACTAATAAATGTATTTTAGGTAGGAATAGTTCTAAAATTGGGGGTAAGGAATTAGATGCTGATATAACTACCGAGGGAGTAGCTATAACTTTAGTTTATGTTGATGGTACACAAGGTTGGTTAATTACAGATTCAGGCTTACAATCCTACGCAAGTACAATACAATTCGTAGCAGCTTCAGGTGGAAATACTACTATCACTTGTGGTGATTACAAAACTCATATTTTTACAGGGCCAGGTACTTTTTGTGTATCTACAGCAGGAAATCCTTGTGGTTCAAATGAAGTAGATTATTTAATAGTGGCTGGTGGTGGTTCTGGAGGAGTTGAATATAGAAATGGTGGAGCAGGCGCAGGAGGTTTTAGAGTATTTTCCAGCGCCCCTGGTTGTAATTCACCTTTGATTGCACCTGCAGGTTTTCCTGTAGCAGCATCACCTTATGCAGTTGTGGTGGGAGGAGGAGCAGCCGCTCCAGCTTATCCCGCACCTGCTCCAGGAATACAAGGTGACGCATCAAGCGTATTTGGTCTTACTTCTGCTGGTGGTGGAGGCGGTGCACAATATAGTGGTGCGGGTATAAATGGCGGTGACGGCGGCTCAGGTGGTGGAGGCGGCGGTGGTCCTCCTGCAGGAGGCGCTGGAGGATCAGGAGACACTCCTCCTACAAGTCCCCCTCAAGGAAATGATGGAGGCCAAGGAGGCAATGAAGCAGGTGCCGCAAGATCGGG